GTATTTTTGACATTCCGCACCCAAGATCCAATTATGGGGGTCATGGAGTCAGTAGTTTCGTAGCCCGCAGCTTTGTTGAACAAAGCCTGCTCCTGGCTCACACCCTTGTTGGTCGTGGTGTGTAGCTTGCCTATCGTGCGCATGGGGTCCTGAAAAGAGTCGAGTCTGGTTAGTGGATCGACGAAGAACCGCCCCAGAAAGGGTAGTGGTTCGCCGTTCTCTATTACCTCAGACTTCAAGACTAATCCCAAGTCCCGCGCCGCTTGTTCCAAAGCCTGTGCCACTTTACCGTCGAGGTCCGGCATGCTACCGTCGTCACCATAGGCGAGACCGAGTAGCCGCCATGCCTCTTCGGGGCAGTGGCCAACCAACCGCAATGCGCAGTACATCACGAAGGCGTTTATTTCCGTGTTTCCATCGGTGGTAATGGGGCTCCCGCTTCTGGTTCCGAAGCCAGGTTCGAATTTGATACCATTAGCGGTTTTACCCACCTGCCGGAAAACCTCCTTGAACCACCCAGCCAACTCGGCTCGGTATTCAGGAGCTACCCACCGGAGATAAGACGCCTGAACGATATTCTTTTGCAAGAATTCGCTGATGGTGCCGTCGAATCGGGAGAAGTCGGTCGACACCATTCGTGCTGCGCGCTGGGCTAACTGTTGAAGCCGACGAGCTATCTGCTTCGGGGTCTTGCCGGGTCCATACCAACTCTGTTTCTTCAAGCATTGCTCCTTGAAGGCATAAGTAAAGCACGACATCATAACCGTCAGCTCGGGGGACATTGTTGTTATGTTCCGAGGGTCGCTTACGTTGGCGTATGGCTCTGCTTTGATGAAGGCTTCCAACCTATTACCTGCAAAACAGGATAGGAGGTGCTCCACCTGGTTGTACCTGGCGGCTTGCTGCGGAGTGTTCTGCAGCTGCCTGACTTGGCCTGGCGTGAGGGGGGATCCTTTACCGGGTTCTGGCACAAGGAATTCCACAAATTCCTTGGCCCAAACCTTGTACTGCTTGGTCGGCACGATGTTGTTACGCACTTTATGGATGCGCCCGGCTACTGTGGCTTCGTCCGCGCACACCCCACGATTGGGATATACTGACGGCTCCGACAACAATGAGTTGCCGACCACTCGACCGGTTTGTGGCCCATCCTCCGTATGCAAACTGCCGAGAGGCTGAAAGTGTGCTTCTACCGCCGTGGTCAACACGACGTTGGGCACAAAGTCAGTTTCGGCAACCAGCTCGTATAGGATGGGTGCGTCCACAGGTGCGGTTTTAGACCCAGACGCCAGCAGTAGCCTTTCAATGTCGGCGACTACTGGTGGTGACTGTTTATGTGCTAAACGCTTCTGGATAGCAGCATAGGTCTTACCCAAGAGCTCAACTGAATGCTGGGCGCCATTTCTGGCAACCGACATTCTGTCCGTGATTGATTCGTAGACCATTGAGATGTTGTCGTGGGTGATGGTTTTCCGGGAGATGGTGCCGGCCTCGAAAACCCAAGCCCAAATAGGGCCGGGGATTCGTGCCATTGGCACCAACCAAACGATGCGCCGGTTGGGGTCATCGTCGAGCTTTTTCTGCTCAACGTTGAACACGCACAACGCTCCGCTGGGATCGACGACCGACATGGTATCACCAGAGTAATCCCATAGTCGATGTTGATACTTACCGCCGCCTGACACCGAATAAACGACTTCGTTATCCTTGATAAAGAAGCTGTAATCCGGGCCGCGGTGGCAAACCGTCTCCGGAACCAAGGTGTAGATGATGATTGGTTTGAAGTGCATCATCCACCTAGCCATATCGCAGTAGTAATCGACATCACAGAAGATGAAAGCAGTGTTGTCGGTTACTGCGTCGTCGGTATAACCCGTACTGAGATCTTTCTGCATGTAGAAATATCGGCTTCCCCCCTCATAATCGTGACCTGATTTGGAAACGTTATAGGGTGTGAAACCGGCTCTACGTGCAGCGTCATTCATGAACTGGTTGACCGAG